TTCCTGAAATTTCTGATAGCGAATATGATTTACTATTCAGAAGGTTAAAAGAAGAAAATCCAGACAGCGAGATACTAAAAAGGGTTGGTCAAGGAATTTGCAAGGAATTACATAATAGCAGGAGTAATTGGAGAAGATAGATAGGGAGACAGATAGAAAAGGAGAAAGATATGATAGTAAAAATAAAGGCGAACAAAGGTTGGCTTTTTTATGATGGATTTGAAAAAATTCATCATGAAGGAATAAGTAGAGAACAAGCTACAAAAATTGAACCCAATGCAATATGGTGCGAAGATAATTCTGAATGTGAAGGTTCTAAATGCCCCGAATTTATTATTCTTTATGCAAGTAAAAGAGGAAACGAACCGTACTCTTTAGTGACAAACCAAATTACCTACTTGCTTAATGATGAGGGCAAAACAATAGAAAGATTAAACTAGGAAATATCTCCCTATCTATTTCTTATCTTTATCACAATAATGTTGCAGATTCGTAGTATACTAAGAGGTAAGAGCAGTTTTAGTAATTTGTATAAGGAATAAATAGGCGAATGACATTTGAAGAACAGATAAAGGGATGTATTTATAAAGAAGACCGTGATTGTACGGATTTAGAACGCTCTTTGAGGCTGGAGGAAATCAAGAGATGCGGGGAATCGTTCCTTTACTTCTGCAAGTACGTTAAGCTAATCGAAGCCCCTACGATAAACAATCCTGGGGGCATTATAAGTTTGGAGATGTGGGACTGCACTAAGACGATGATAGCGGCATTGTTAAGCAGGAAGCTGATAGTCATATTAAAGAGCCGTCAAATCGGGGCATCGTGGATAGTATCGGCTTACTGTTTATGGTACGCCATGTTTAAGACCGGCGCATCTATCATGTTATTCAGCAAGGGGGAGAAAGAAGCATGGGAACTTTTAGCGAAATGCCGGAGGGTTTATTCTCAACTGCCGTCATGCATGAAAATAAGCATTAAGCCGGATTCCAGCGAGGAAATGAGCTTTCCGGTAAGGTTAAGTTCCATAAGGGCTTTTGCCGCAACCGAGGCGGCGGGCATTTCCTTTACATCTTCCGTGGTGGTCTGCGATGAGTGGGAGGAACACCCTTATGCCGACCAGAACTATTTAGCGTCAAAACCCACCAGGGACGCCGGTGGGCAGTTTATAGGGATATTTACCGTTAACAAGTTGAAGCCGGATACATTAGCCAAGGCGATTGAAAGGGATGCGGTGGAAGGAAAGAACGATTTTACCCCGCTTTTCTTCCCTTATAATTCAAGGCCGGGGAGAGATGAGAAATGGTACGATGAAACTAAAAGGGGCATACCGGAAAGGGAACTGGCAACCCTTACCCCCGAACTCTATATGGAACAGAACTATCCCCGTTCCAGGGAGGAAGCCTTAAGGACTACACAGAGTGTCAGTGCCTTCGACCATAAGTCCTTAGACCAGATGATGGGTCAGACGAGAAACCCCGTTTCCGTAAAAGAGCTTGATTCTCTGGTTATCAAGATTTTTAAGCCTTATCTTATCGGTGAGTTCTATATCGCTTCATCGGATACATCTCACGGTATCGGGAAGGACTATTCGGTAACGTGCGTGATGAATGTCAAGACGGGCGAGATTGTCGCCGATATCGTATCTAATACATTGTCGCCGGAGGAATTCGCTTTATATACCGTCAACCTTTTAAAGTATTACAACAGCCCCTTGTGGTGGCCGGAAGATAACGAATGGGGAGCGGTCACGATTTCCACCGCCAAGACTTTAGGGTATACCAGGTTCGGGTACAGGGACAAGGAATGCACTAAAATTGGCTGGCATACCGGAGACGGATTCACGGGGAATACCAGGTTCGATTTATGGGGCAAATTAATACCTGCCATTAATAACCGGCAAGTCGTGATTTATAATAAAGAAGGGCTGAAACAGTTCTTCGATATCATACGGAACATCGAAAAGAATGGTAAAATAGAAGCGATGAGGGGAAGGCATGACGACTACCCGATGGCAGTCGGCATCTGCTGGGCTAAAAGGGACTCTGTAAGCGTTACCCCGTTCTCGAACGAACCCGTTGAATCCCTTACCTTCGGGAAACGTGAACCTGTAGCTTTCTCGATGGAGAAGTTTTTGGAGGCGTAAATGAAATATAAACCTACTGTTGACGATATCTTAAAAGAACTCCTTCCAAGGATGGAAAATGTTTATCAGGATGTACAAGGGAAGTTCGATGAGGATGAGTCTTTTTATGAATTGGAGTTTAAAGACCGACTCAACCTGCCCAAAGAATTTGAAAAACAGGGGATTGTCCTTCCCACCGCAAGAGATATGGTGGATACTTTCGTAGACCATATAGATATTTCCAACGCCCGTGTTTTCGTCAATAAGAAAGGAACGTCTAATATTTCAGCCGAAGAAGCCGAGATATTGAGAAAGTTCTACCTCGGCCTTATCCACCGGACTAACGTGGAATCGGATATAAGCCCCTGGCGGGTAGGGGCTAAACATTATGCCCTCCACGGGCTTTGCGTCTTTAAAACTATCTGGGACGCCGACAGGTGGCCGGATAAACCCATTCAGGGGGATGATGAAAGCGATAAGGATTACGCCGACAGGATAGACGCATGGAGAAGGGAAACACATTTAAGCATCCCGATTATCGTTCAGGCGGTACATCCCTCATGTATTATGGGCGACCCGTCATATCCTATCCGTCAATTTGTTTTCGAGAAACATGACAGGCTGGTTTTCAATATCAAAAAGAGATACCCCAAGTGGAAAAACCTCAATGAGAAAAAAGACGGGGACACGATTACATTTTTAAGCTATTGGGATGATACCTACCGGGCAGACTTCGCCGATGAACAGCCCCTTTTGCCTGGTGGTGGTGTCGTAAAACACAGATATGGATTCCTTCCCTATGTGTTTATTGACTCCGGCCTCGGCAACCAATCGCAGGACGCCAAAATGGAAAAGAGGTATGTCGGGCTTTTAAGGTATATGACCGACCTTTTAATCTCCGAATCAAGGGATTACTCGATTGCGGATATCGTTTTACCCAAGATTTCATGGGGAGGCGGCTTCTTAATGGGTGAAAACGCTGAAAGAGTGGGGAAAATCACACAGGAATTCGGCAAATGGAACAAACTTCCATCCGGCGTAACTCCTAAATCATGGGGAGAACTGACGCAAGCACCTCCGGGGACTCTTAACGACCACCTTAACCGGACTTCCATGTATATTTCATCCCACGCCGCCCCGCCTTCCCTAAGAGGTATGGGTGAAACCAATGTCAGAAGCGGTGCGGACAGGCGGCTGGTCATTTCGGAAGCGTCTACCCGGTTCAGTTATTCGGCGGAAGCCTTTAAACACGGTACATCTAAAGTCCTTACCAACTGCGCCCTGCTTTTAAAGAACGTTATCCCCGGTGATGTAAGGGTCTGGGCTAAAACCCCTACCGATGAATTCGATGTGGAAATCAAAAAGGACAAAATCAAAGAGCCTTTCACCTGCTATGTGGAATTCGCCCCTATTTCCGAGGAAGATGAATACCGGAGACATGATGATTTGGAGAGGCTCGTGCAGTCTGGCATTACTACGAGGCCGTGGGCAAGGACACAGATGTCCAATGTAGACCCGATTGCTATGGAACTGGAAGAAGAAAAAGAGAAACTAAGAATAGACCCGAATATCCAGGCCCTCATTTCCCAGTACGCCCAGGGTAAAATAGCCGAGGCCATCTCCAAGCGGACTCTTGTGGAAACATCCCAGACACCTTCCCAGACGCAACCTGATGAACAAGGGATGGGTCAGACACGTTCTTTAGTTCCAGGAATACCTAATGTGCCTGTCCCCGGCTCGGCGCAGGATTTACAGGGACAGCTTAAAGGAATGAGAAGCCCCAATCCGATGAGTGCTACGCAGGGGCAGGGCGGAGGGCAGAGATGAAAGAAACAATAATAACCAGGGCGGTCAAGAGTGTCGTGGAACTCAAACTGAAAGCTGTTGATGATTATATCACGAACTATGTAGAACCGCTTTTAGATGTTGGAAGCCCTGAAAAACTAATCAATAAGAAGTACGAGGAATGGATGCCGGAGGACATTAAGTATTTAAGCATGATTTATGGTGATAAACTAAACGATTTCATTTTTAACAAGTCTCTTAAAGAAGTAAAAGAGATGGAAGAAGAAGAAAGAAAATTATCGGGCAGTGTGTGAACTCCGAGAAGGAGTTTTAAATGGTTGATTTAGCTGGCGCATGGGCTTTAGCTCAAGCAGCAGGGCAGGGGCAGGCTTTCGGGGCAAGTGCCGCACAGGCAATTTCAGGAAAGACCCTGGATGAACTCCGCAGAATATACTATACCATGAATCCCCAACTCCAGTATGGTTCGGCGGCGGCGGATTTCTATGGTTCGGAAGCGGCCAATGCCCAGGCTGCCAAAATACTGGGAACTACCCCGCAGGCATTAACCCCATTACAAAATTTTACACAGAACCTTGGAAATGATGTCTCGGATAAAAGCACGCTGGAAAAAGAACTGAATCTTTTAACAGGGTACAAGAATTACAATTACAGCCCTCAAGAACTTTCCATGATGGCTCAAAGTATGGGCGTGCCTATTTCGGAAGTAATTAATGCTGTCTTTAAGACACAGGCTTATGTCCCGTCAAATTTTTATACCCCTTCTAATATAACCAATTTAACTCCCTATAACACTGTTAATTACGACCTTGCCGATATCCTTACCGGCAATAATGCTGGTACTGGCGGGTGGGGAAATAATGTCGCCTCTTCCAGAGTAGTCAGCGAAGGCGGTTATGACTTCCTCGTAAGCTATGATGCAGGCGGGAAAGAACTATCAAGGGAATTATTGGGCAAGACCGAAACTAATCAAATGACCGACTACCAGAAACAGCAGGTAGCGTTAGCACAGGAAGAATATAAACAGAATTTAATAACATCACAGCAGCAGTACGAAGTACAGATGCTTCAGCTTCAGCAAAGCGGAAGGGCTACTGAATACGATTATTCATTAGCACTAAAGAAGTATGAGCAGTCCGTTAAAGAAGCGGACATGACGTTTTCTCTTAAACAGCGGGAATTGGGGCTTTCCGAATCACAACTGGCGGCTGATACTGAATACCAGAAAGCCCAGATGGAACTTGATAAACAGAAATTCGCATGGGAACAGACGCTTTCAAATGCCCAACTGGAACAGGAGAACAGGGCTTACGCCGCTAATCTTGCCGCTAACCCCAAGTCTTGGTTAGAATATGCGGCGTTTACGGGGAATGCCCCTGTGATTCAGCCCTGGATGCAGCCCTTGATGCCGGAACAATACAAGAATTTAAGCGCAGGAACGGCGATACCTGGAATTTCTAGTATAAATAATCCTACTGGTATGACTGGTATAAGTCTAAATCCAGATGGTACAATTGCCAGTATAACTAACGGAAGTCCTGTTTCTACTAGTTTTGATTATTCAAATCTTCCAGAACTTCTAAATCCTTCAAGGCAGTATCAGGCAAGGATAGGGCCTACTGCCTACTCTCAATATACGGGTTATCAGCAGGCTAGAACGGGCATGACACCGGAAGAACTGGAATTCAGGTTGTGGTCGCAGTCCGCCCCTGGCGGAAGTTATAAAGGGTTGGATTATAACAGATGAGCATTGACAGGCTAAGGACTCTAATCGAAGGGGCTGACGAGAAAACCCTCTCGCTGTATAAGCAGAACCTCGCCAAACAGTGGGATAGGTTTACCCCCGAACAGCAGAGAGACGCCTTTGAGAAATTGGGTCAGTTCCCTCAATTCTCGGACTTTGAGAGATTCCAAAAGCCCGAAGTAAAAGAGCCTTCAACCCTGCAAAAAATAGGCAGGTTTGTTTCTCCCTGGAAGGAAGAACAGGGAGAAACATTTAGAGGATGGATAGGCAACTTTGGGCAGGCTTCCCCGATTTATTCTCAAGAAAAACTTGCGGATATCTATAAAACCGAGCAGGCAAAGGATTCATCTTTCTGGTCAAGGGCTTTTACCGCACCTACAGTAGCTAAGGAAGGCGATAAATATTATTATATCCAGCAGAATAAAGTACCGGATGTCGTTTCTACCGGAATCGTTTCGATAGCCAGCCCTGCTAAATTACTTGGTACTGCTCCTAAAGTTGCGCAGGAAGTACCTAAAGCTCTGGAACAATTGACCGAGATTTTGAAAGGCGCAAAGAAAGCCCGCCAGTTAATTAAGCCTGTGAGAAAAGCGGAACTTGGAGAGAAGTTCGCTAAAGCTGAAGAAGCATGGGATGCTGAAGCTGGTATCGAAGGATGGAAGGCTGCTTTAGGTAAAATGAGAGGCGGTTTAACCACTCCTAAATTTGAACTTGATGTAACCAAAGGTTTTAAAAATATTGTTAATGATATCTTTACCATAATCAGGGGGATGAAACAAGTCCCATTCGGCGATAGGCTTACTTTAGGTAAAGCCATGAGTAAAATTATGGTAAAGGAAGTACCTCAACCCGCAGAGATTAAGCTGATTGAAAAGTATTTAAGCCCCGCTTTAGCCGGAACGCTGGACGATATTTTAAAGACAAGCGGTCAGAAAGCCTTTGAAAAGGTCATTGACGTTTTAGGTATTCCAAGAGCGGTACTTTCAAGCGTTGACCTATCCGGCCTCTTAAGACAGGGAGTTATATTAGCGACAAGACACCCACTGGATGTTTTAAAGTCGGTTAAACCCATGCTTAAATCCCTTTTAAGCGATGCCAATACCATTACGGTAGACGCAATCAGAAAAGCAAGACCTAATTATATGCTGGGCGTACAGCATGGGTTGTATATGTCGCCTGTTGAATTTGCCAAGGTAGGTCTAAAAGAAGAAGCGTTTGCCTCAAATTTCGTGCATAAAATTCCACTCGTGGGGAAGATAGTAAAAGCCTCGGAAAGAAGTTATGTCACGGTTTTAAATGAAATCCGCTCCAGGGTATGGGAGACAGTAGTCGGTTCATGGCAGAAACTAGGCATGAAAACTACGGGCAACGATTTAGACGAACTGGCAAAATTTATTAACTATGCTTCAGGACGTGGCAGTATCCCGCAACAACTGCAAGGTGCTTCTAACCTTCTGAACGCAACTCTTTTCAGCCCCAGATTGCTTATGTCCAGGATACAACTCCCTACCATGCTTTTCTCCAAGAGTCCATTAGTGAGAAAGGAAGCTATTAAAACCTTAGCTACTTTCATGGGTACGGGCGTTACTCTTTTAGGATTGGCTGATTTAGCCGGAGCAAGCGTAGGATGGTTAGACCCCCGTTCCAGTGACTATGGAAAAATCAAAATAGGAAATACAAGAATGGACATCTGGAGCGGTTATTTGCAGTACATCCGTTTCTTAAGCCAATTAACTACCGGACAGCGCAAAGATGCTTACGGGAATCTGGTGGAGATAAACCGTAAAGAAGTAGTTGATAGATTCGCCCAGAGTAAAGCCTCGCCTGCTTTCGGGTTCTTGATTGACCTCTTGAAAGGCGAGACTTACATGGGTGAGGAAATGTCGCTGGATACTAAAGACGTACTGGAGCAATTCAAGAACCGCTTAGTGCCTCTTTTCGTACAGGATATGTTTGACGCCGTAAGCCAAGAAGGATTTACTGGAGGCTTAATAGCACTTCCAGGTATTTTAGGCGTGGGTGTTACCACCTATGTCAATAAGCCGGATAGAATCAGGCGTGAAATCGCCCAGTCTCAAGGATTCAATACATGGGAAGAACTGGGTAAAACTTTAGGGCAGAACGAACAGATGAAAATTGAAAAGACCTATCCTGAACTAAAGAACGCTATTGAAGAACAGAAACAGAAGGAAACTTCAAGCGACTACATAAGCTCACAATGGAAGGATGTCGGCGAGGGGATAGAGGAAACCTTCCGGCTTGAACTGGATAATGCCTCAAGGGAATTCAGGGAAACCGGAAACGGGCAGAAGTTCAGGGAGAGAATCCGCTTAGCTACTTATGCGCGCAGGGCGGGATATGCTTCAAGGTCAAGCGAGGGAAGATTTGAGGATTTAGTGAGCAGGTATGAAAAGCCCCTCACTGAAGCTCAAAAGAAAAAACTGAACTCCAACGATTTAGCTTTAAGGGATTACTATAACAAGATGTACGCCGATTCCATGTACGATGAGTACGGCAATTATGATTTCAACAGAGCCGATTTAATCAGGAATACCTTTTCTCCCGAACAATTGGCTTATATAGAAGAAAACCTTGGCATTAAACAGGAGGACTACCCCGAAGAAGTTAAATTATTAAAACAAATCCAGAAATTCCTGCAGCCCTATTGGGACATTGAAACTCAAGTGTGGGCTAGCCTGCCAAAGGAACTCAAGGATATCAACGACCAGCTTGTCATTCTGGGACAGACGAACCCCGCCAGAGAAAAGCAGATTCTAAGAGGATACCCGCAAATCCTGTGGGCTAGAAGGACTATTCTAAAGACGAGAAAACAAATGAGGGAACAGAATCCCGAATTAGCTTATTATATATCCTTATTTTATTAGGAGGTAACTATGCCGTTAACGGAAACAGGTAAGTCAGTTCTGGATGGGCTAATCAAAAAACATGGTGTAAAGAAAGGCAAGGAGATATTTTATGCGATGATTAATGAGAAGAAAAAAGGTTCTGAATCCTGGCATGTTAAAGATGGTGTATAATATATAAAAAGGAGTTGACGTGGAATATTTAAAAATAAATGTTAGCAGTAAAGAGTTTTTAATTCCAATGGAGACTTCTGATGTATCTTCTTTAACATGTAATAAAACTCATGTTGAGGAAGATGGCTGGGAATACAATCAATCAATTTTAGGATTTGATTCCTAGAAAATATATAAGGAGGTTTTATGACAACGGACGATAAAGTTCAGGGTGAAAATCCCAAGGGTGCAGTTCAAGAGACTGCATCAGTAGTAGAGCAACCTTTAACCAAAGAGGCTGTGGAAAAGATGGTCGCAGATGCTAAAAAGGAAGCTACCGAGGAAACTACACGCAAAATGCAGTCCATCAAAGACAGAGAGGTTGCCGAAGTTCGGAGACGTTTTCAATCAGGCGGAGACAGTCTAACGGATATCCAGGAAGCTACCAGAGGGCTAGACCAGGAAACACAGGAGAAAATTGAACTTGCCACCTTAAGGGCAAAACAGGCTAAACTCTCCAGACAGGCTCAAGAAGAAGCAGCCAGAGAAGAATTTGTGAAGATTAAGAATGACTTCACCGATGGTCTAACCAGTTATCTTCGTGATGAAGAAATTGACCCTTCAGACAAGCGGATAGATTGGGGCAAGGATGATGAGTCTTTGCTTTTACGCCAGAAGAAAGTACTAAGTTCTATCACTAAAATCAAGAAGCAGGATGCCCAGAAAGCGGAGGAAAAGCTCAAGACGAAAGCGAAGGACTTGGTAAACAAAGAGAGAAAAGACGCCGGACTTGATACGGTGGATACGGACATATCCCCGGCTTCATCCCCATTCAAAATAGAGAACCTTGGGGAGATGCTTAACACCAAGGAAGGGCAGCAAGACCTCCTTAAAAGCGGTAAAGCTAAAGAAATCATAGAACAATATAGAAGCGGAAAATTAAAATAAACAGATAAATGTGTGCGTGTCATTCTGTTAGAAGGAGAATAGAATGACAAGTAATGCCATTCCAGCCGCCAATATCGCACCCTATATTCCAGAAATATGGAGTACCATCGTTATTGCGGCAACAGAAAGCGAACTATTATTCGCTAACCACGTAGACAGGAAATATGAGAAAGACCTTAAATACGGTGACGTATTACATGTTCCCAACCTTGCGGATTTCGGAGATGCTAACTCGGTGGACAATACCACGGAATTGACTCTCTACACGACTACCCAGACCTGTTCCAATATCATCGTCAACTATAACTACTATCAGGCTGTAGGCGTAGCTGATATGGAACAACTCCAGAACCATCCCGACTTCCTGACGGCGGCTCTTGAGAAATGCGGCTATTCCGTATCCAAGATGATTGACGACAAATTAGCCGACCAGGTAAACGGGCTTGGTAAGTCTGAAGGCACTGAAGGCACGGCGTTGACCGCCGATGTGCTAATCAACTGCTATGCCGACCTCAACCTCAACAACGTGCCTGATTCGGGCAGGTCATGGATATTCGACCCCTATTCCATCACCGACCTTCTGAAAATTGACTACTTCATAAGGTACGACTATGTACCGGAAGGCGTTGTAAGCAAAGGCTTCCAGGGCAGGCAAATCTTCGGTGCGCCGGTGTATATGACCTCCAACCTCAACGTAATCAATACCTCTTATCATGCGGCGGTCTATATGCATAAGGATTGCCTCGCTCTCGCAACCCAGATGAAACCGACTGTATTCAAATTCGAGTGGCCTCAAAAGTTTACCCATGTCGTGGGTGTCAAAACGGTATTCGGGGTCGCAGAAATGAGAGATACTTTTGGCATCTGGATTAAGACCAGAAATTAGTAAAGGATAGCTTCAATACTTCAGGGGATGGGAGTAAAAACCCATCCCCCTGAAAGTGAGTAAAGTGTGCGAAGGAGATTAGATGAAATTAGATTACATCATAACTACGATAACCAATGACAGTGTGAAGTCACGGACTATCGAGTGCATGGAAGTAGCGAGGTGGATACTTTTCAAAGAGAATATCGGTTTCTACTGGAACGTTACTTACGGTGACGGCAAAGCCCGTTCGAGGTCTATCGCTTGTAGCAGGTTCTTAACGGATACTGACGCAAACTATCAGATATTTATTGACTCCGATATCTTGTTTTCACCGGATAATTTGAGAAGATTATTCGATGATTTAAGGAGCGGATACGATTTGATAGCGGGATTATTCGCCGTAAGAGGCGGTACACAGCCTTCAAGCTACGGGTACAATGCCAAGTATGAACTGGACGGCAAGATACATGAGTTCGAATATCTCTCTACCGGCTTCTGGGGATGCTCAAGGAAGTGCCTGCAAACGATAAAAGACGAATTGAAACTCCCCCTGTTGCATCCGAGAGATTTGAAATTCTATCCGTTCTTCGAGGAAAAGTCATACCCCGAAAGGGAAAGCGAGGGCATATTCTTAAGCGAAGATTACGCCTTCAATGAAAACGCTCGTAAAGTAGGCATCAAGTCCTATATAGACACCAGTATTCAGCTAGGGCATATCGGAGAGTACAACTTTACTTTAAATGATGTAATCGCCCATCAGAACAAGCTCCGTATGGATGCGGAGAAAAAAGCACAGGCTGAAAAAGCAAAACAGGAAATAAAAGAAGTCGCAAAAGGACTCGTACCTAACGAGAATAAATAAAGGAGAATTAATATGCCACAACAGGATTACTATACAAGAACACTTTACTTAAAAACCCCTAATGGCAGGATAGAAGCAGGAACCAGTGAAGCTACGGCTATGGATTTGGGTTCTTCTTCGGGTAACATTCTCTCAATCTACGGCAAAACAACCACCACTTCAGGTTCTACGAGGAATATCTATTCTGCCCTTTACATGAACGGGACTTCTGGGTATTGCGATTCCGTAAGAGGTAGAACTATCGTAGGCGCAGCTGCTGGCGGTGGTATATCCGGCGTTCATGGTGGCGTTGAATGTGGTACTAGCGGCACAGTCACAGGTCTAGGCATAGGTGTAAGAGGTACTTTCATGGGTAAAAACGCCGCCCATGCCGGAGGTTCAGTTTTTGGCGGTATGTCGGAATTGTGGGCTGAAGGCACTATTACAGACTTTGGAGGTTATGCCAATCATGCCATACATAGGTTCGTGATTGACGGCAACGCTACAGGCAAGAATACCGTAGACTATGCCCTTGACTTTGCCGTAACCGCTTCAGGATGCGGGGTTTATACAAACGGTGTTACCAATACGAACATGCTGGCATCGCTGACTGAAGCCCTGAAATGCAAGATAAACGGCTTGACTGTTTTCTTGCCATTCGCTACTGCAATAACTTAATCTTTAAAGGAGTGCGTGCAATGAATAAAAAGACAAGTGGAGAGCCGAGGGAATATATTCCTCCCTCGGTTTCCCCGCATTTCTTCATCGGTACAATCGCTCATTCGGATGTAGATGTTTCTACATGCCTTTGCATCCAGACGTTGAGATTAACGGGGCATGATTTTAACTGGATAATCATGGATTATGGAGGCAACTCAAGGACAAGAAACATTCTTATGACCCAATTCTTGAGACAGGAATGGGGCAATTCTGCTTACATGATTTTCATTGACAGGGACATAGCTTTTAATCCTGAACACGTTGACATGATTCTTGAGGACTTGCAGAATGGGTATCAATTCGTAGGCGGACTTTACGGAGTAAGGGATTCCAGGCATTTTGCTCAATGGAATAAATCCGGTTTTGATATTGATGGAACAGTTAAGCCTATTGATTGGGTGGCTACCGGATTCTCCGGCGTAACCAGAAAACTCTTACAGAAGATGGTTAAGGAATTAGACCTACCTCTTTTGCATAAGGGAGAGCCGGTTGAATTTTATCCTTTCGGCGAACAGCAGAGATACAAAACACCTGAAGGTAACGACATGTGGCTTTCAGAGGATTACGATTTCTGCAATAAGGTACGTAAAGTAAAGGAAAAATCTTACCTGGATACCAGAGTTACGGTAGGGCATATAGGTACTAAGTTAATTACTTGTAAAGATGTCATGGCAAATCTTCAAAAAGAAAAAGAGGAAAATAACATTCCTACTTTAAAGTTGGCAAAAGAATGAAAAAGCCAGTAAGATGCCCTAACTGTAGTATCCAGATGGAAGTCAACGTACCGCTTAATGCCGATGATGTCTATAACGATGCGGTAAAAAGTACTTCAGGTTTAATTCTAGATTCTATGGTAAGTGCAGGATTCAACATTGAAAACTTCCTTAAAGAGAGACAGAGAATATCTATGCTAAACCGTGACCTGGGCGAGTTCCTGAATGAACCAATAGAATCCATTGTAAAGAATTCCTTTGAACCTGAACCGAGATTGGCTGAACAGTGGAAGTCAAAGGAAACTACCGATAAATTCTATATCAACAACAAGGACTATCTCTATGATAATATCAAGTACAATCAGTTTTTAAGTTATCATTTTGATAGGCTGTTCCCGTTCTCGCAGATTAAACATTTAAAATCTCTCGACTGGGGATGCGGTATAGGCTCGCTGGTATTCCTGCTTTCTCATAATAACATCTCGACAGGCTACGACATCAATCCCAAGGTGATAGAGTTCGCCGATTTCTTAAAGAAGAAGTATGGGTATCACTGCGAGTTTACCTTGAATGAACCGGACTACTCGCAATTCGATTTAATCACCGCTCTGGGAACACTGGAACATATCGAGGATTTGGAGAGCCTGATTAAAAAGTTCGCAGTAATGAAGTCCGGCTCAAGCCTTGTACATATAGACGATTGGGGAGACCAGACTATTTCCCCGATGCACTTCAACCACTCTGGGAATATAGATAAGTGGCTGATTGAAAGCGGATTCATGATTAAAAACGAAAGAGTCGCCGTAAAAATATAGGAGTGTGCAGTGAAAGTTAATTTTATTTTAGGTACTCGTGCCAATACCGACATCCTCTCCCCGATGGCGCAGGCGGTGGAATATACCCGTGCGCAGTTAATGGCAAGGGGGATATTCTTTTACTGGGAAATCCTTGGCGGTTATTCCGACCCCAAGAACGCCAGCCTGATTATGACGCACTGTATTCAATCAGAAAGCCCCTATCTTATCCTGATAGATAGAGATATCCTCTTTAACCCCGACAGGGTACTAAAGCTCTATCAGAGGCTTGAGGAAGGATACGACTTTATTTCCGGTCTGTACTGCTTGCGCAACGGTATGAGGCTGGCGGGAGTCCCCTACAATGAGCCGTACATCATTGACGGGAATGTACAGGAATTCAAGTACATCACTTCCGGCTTTACGGGATACTCGCGAAAGATGCTTCTCGCAATCAAAGAGAAAATGAATCTTCAATTATGCAATCAGGGCGAGCAGGATGATTATTACCCGTTTGCAGAGGAAAAGTCCCACGCCAACGCAATATTTGGATGGGACTGGGATTTCTGCCTGAAAGCCAGAGAGACCGGATTCAAGAGTTACGTTGATACAAGTATTCAGGTAGGACACATGGGGGAGAAAATATACACGATTCAGGACTACATGGACTATCAGGACGATGCCCTGCAAGCCTCCCCGCTTGACGAGGCGGATTACGAGATTCTGAAACAGGACTTCTCCGATTTCTTCAATATACGGGAAGAAGATATCGAGCACCATGTAAGGGAATACAATAACACTTCCTTCTCCAATTTGGAATGGCTGGATAAAAAAGGCAAGGATTATTATAAAGACAATATCCCGTTCCTGTGCGGGTTGATAGGATTCACGACCAAGAAAGATACGATAGAAACGAGATACAAGCCTCTTGATTACTTAAAGGGCTTGAATATCTTCGACCTCGGTTGTGGAATCGGGACGCTTGCCTTCCGGCTCTCAAAGAAAAACTTCGTCATGGGATACGATATCAACGAAAAGGGGATAGACTTCTGCAATTTCAGGCAGGGGAAACTACAATCCAATACCAAGTTTGTAAAGGAAATGCCCCAGTATCTGAAGGATTTTAACGTAGTTACCTGCACGGACGTCTTGGAGCATATAGAAGATTTGGGAACGTTCCTGAAAGACTTGGGCAACAAGATGAAAACAGGGGCTTGTTTGTATCATTACGATGCTTTCAAAGACGTGGATACCTTCATGCACTATAACCACGAGAAACATATAGACGAATATTTAAAGGATGCGGGCTTTATGCCGATAAACAAATTATGGGCAGTCAAGACGTAAAAGAATTTAAAGCTATAAGCTGGTTTATCTTTTGGACTTTGCGCCATATCCTGCGTGAAGATATAAGCGAGGATACAGTCCGTGAAGTTGCTGACAAGATAACTCCGATGATTATAGGCATGATTAAGGATAGCGGAAACAGAGAACTTGTTTTGAAATCGTTTTACGGCGCATTGAAATCAGCCGGAATAAGAGTTAAAAAATATGATAGACTTTAGTGTTTTAGAAAAAAAATACCCCGATTGTACATTTGCAGCAATCTATCATCCTTGGAATTTTACTTTAGAAGCTGGTGCGGTTTGGCCTAAAGACAATCCCAAAAAATATATTTCCCGTAATTTTCCTGATGATAAAGATTTAATTATTAATACACTAGATGAATTATTGGAAAAAGCCGAAAAAAGGACGAAACAATGATAAATATTAAAAAGTTAAAAACAAATATGCAAAAGTTTCTCCCGAATTGGCATGTATTTTCTTTCCGTTTGGATGCTAAAAATGTAGATGTTGTGGGGATTAAAAAGGAAAAAACTCATGAGTATTATGCCTTTGGAATAGATAAATTTCATGACAAGGATTGTGTACAAAAGATGTTCAATATACTCAAAAATATACCTTTAAACGAAAGGTAATTATATGCCGGTATTTGAGATTTACTGCAACAGGTGTCATGAATACAGTGAAACGATAGGAGAACACCATAAACTGAAATGCCCTTTATGCAAATCAGAAGATGTTAAAAGAAGATGGAACGGAAGTCCGGTAATAATAATGAAGGGAGAAGTGAATGGTTCGAGCAAAGGTGTGAGAGAAGAAGCTAGAAGAATCATGAAACTTGAAACGGAGAAAATAAACAAAGGAGCTTATGGTTAATAAAGTGTGTGAGAAGTGCGGTAAAAGCATGACAAGTGAAAAGGGAGAAAGCATAGTCGGACTTCTCGTTTCTCTTGAAGATAAATCAGGGAATCAAGAATATATGGATTTTGCGAAAAAACAGATGGGAAAATACGAGCTTAATAAAGAGTACGGATTCTGTTATGAGTGCGTTCTTGATTCTTTAACGGGCAGAAATACAAATTGGATATTTTAAGGAGTGCGTGAAATGAAACAAACTAGATACTTTTGTACTGGCGGGGCTGGCTTTATCGGAAGCCAGCTGGTGCATGAGCTTTCTAAAAGAGGCCATGTAACATCTTACGATAACATGTCAACCGGAAGGAAAGAAAATAATAGCTGGTTATACGAAGGAGATATCTGCGACTTAGACCGCTTGACAAGGGCAATGGCTGGACATGATGTGGTATTCAACCTTGCCGCCAATACCAATACAAGGGCGGGCATTACGAATCTTAAACTGGATTTATTCAATGGGTTAATTGGGGCTTACAATGTCCTGCTGGCAATGAAAGCCAACGGCATCAAGAAACTGGTACATGCCTCTACCTGCGGGGTATATGGGGACTCTCCCAACCTGGCGGTAGAAAACCAGCCCATGACTCCTATCTGCCCTTATGCCGATGAAAAGATGAAAGCGGAATGGGTAATAGAGGACTTCGTAAAGAAGCATAATATGCAGGCATGGATATTCAGGTTCGGCAATGTAATCGGCGGGGGAATGTCCAACGGGGTTATCCGTGACCTTATTAGAAAACTGAAGGCCGACCCTACCAAACTTGATGTACTGGGTTCAAAGAAACCCTCAAGGCCGTTCTTATGCGTTGAGGACTGTGTGAGCGCCATCCTATTCGGCTTTGATAATACCAATGCCCAGTATGATGTGTTCAATATCGCAGGTTCGGGGAGTACCGATGTCGGCACGGTAGTCAAGATGATTCTTAAAGAAACGAAACTGGATATTCCCGTTACCTATGAAAAGCAGGACAGGGGATGGGAAGGAAGCGCAATTGAAGTTTCTATATCGGCGGAGAAACTTAAGGCTCTGGGATGGGAAGCGAGCATGTCCTCCGACAGGGCGGTAAAAAAAGCCATTAAGGAAATTATGGAATACGAGGGATACAAATGCCCGACAACACCGCAATAACAGAGAAAGACCTTGAGAAGCTTTATAATATATATCCCGAACAGGATGTTAAGGAATATCTTGAACAAAACAATATAAAAATAATTCATGAAAAGGAAGACGAAGAAATTTGAAGTTACTATGATAATTTCAAGAGCACCTGTAAGAATAACTTTTGCCGGAGGCGATACGGATATTAAATCCTACTATGAAAAGAATGAGGGATTTTTAATCGCCTGTGGCATAAATAAATACACCACGGTTATCTTAAACCGTGGTTACTATGATTATACCCACTTAAAATACTCCCAGGAAGAAAAGGTAAATGACATCTACGAGATAAAACACAATATCTTCCGCGAATGTTTATATTATTACGGGAAGTGGAAAACATGGCATAAACCGGAACCAATAGAAATCGTCTCTATGGCTGATTATCCGGTAGGCTGCGGGTTAGGGACTTCTGGCAGTTTCACCGTAGCCTTGATAAAAGGTCTTTTGGAGTATCACAATAAACCGGATGATGTCTGCCCTAAAGACCAGCGAACGGTAGCGGAACATGCCTGTTATATAGAGATAGATGTTTTAAAAGAACCTATCGGGAAACAAGACCAGTACGCCTCTGCTTTCGGGGGGATAAATTCTTATACGTTTCATAAGGACGGATACGTAGAAGTCAAACCTGTAAAGGTTGACCCGGTTGAATTAAATAAAAGGCTCTTGCTTTTTGATACTTTAATCCCAAGAAAATCTTCCGATGTTCTTACTAATCAGGTAAAGGAAATGGAAGCAGGCGGAGAGGTTTTAGATAAATTAAACAAAGTAAAAACTATGGCAAAAGTAACGCAAGGGCTTTTGGAACATGGTAAGTTTGACATGTGGGGGGATTTATTAAATTCATACTGGAATACCAGAAAGACTTTCTCCAATAAAATCTCTAACCCTAAAATAGACGAGGCTTATGAATTAGCTAGAAAGAATGGAGCTTTAGGAGGTAAGCTACAAGGTGCTGGCGGCGGAGGGTTTTTGATGTTTTATGCCAGAGAAAAACATCATGAATCTATCATAAAAGCCCTGGAGCGTTTAGGTTTAAAACACATGCCCTTTGAATTTGATTTTAAAGGAGTACATTCTTATACGATACAATGAACTTTTTAAGGAGGTGTGACAATGGGATACAGTCCGATGCAGTGGCAATCTACTACGGTGGCGAATACGGCTTCCAATTCGGCGTCAATAGACCTGGGGAGAATCTATGATAAAATCCAGCTAGACCTTCCCGCCCTGGATGCCTGCTCTATTAACGTTAAAGTAGCCCGTACAGCAGGAGGCACTTACAACTTCCTGGCTTCTTTGGCGGCGGTAGACGTAACTACCGGCTCAAAGCAAATCGTGCTTAATGTGATGGGACACCAGTTTATGCAGGTTTACTGCGATAACGCACAGGGAGCGGCAAGGACTATCTGGTATCGCGGCATAGCCGACTAAAGGAGGTAAGATGTCAACAACATTGACAAACTCCGAAATAGAACTTAGCAAGCAGATGGGAGACTATTGGGCTTCCAACGCTACCGCAACGGCTTCCAATGTGACGCTTGTGGATACTGCGTTAAAAGCCAAACTTGGTGACTGGATTACCGATGAGACATACCTCCAGATGGCTACTTTAAACGCCGCCGCCAATACGGAAGAATCAAGAATCTCCGCCCTGAATGTCACCTCCGGCACGCTGACGTTCCTTGCCTTAACGGGGAATACGGTCAACGCTGACGGATACCGTGTACACCGTTTATTCTCCGCATCCGAGAAAAGGCGTGCCTTGATTAACGCCTGTAAAATGACCTTCCCTTATCTGCATGAAGTTATCAGGGATGAATCAAAGACCGCCGGAGATTGGCTGATAGACGGCGGGGCGGAGATATGGTCTAGCTCAAGCGCATTGAATTACTGGACTACCAACGCCGTCACATTGGCTCAAGTATCCACTAACGGGATTGTCACCAGAGGCAAATACTGCGCTAATATGACTACTGCCATAGGGGACATTTATCAGGGCTTGACCAATAACCCTGATTTGCAGGAACTCGCCGGTAAACATGTAACGTTTAAAGGAAAACTGAAATGCAGCGTTGCCAACTGCGCCTTCCTTCAAATCACTGACGGCACGACTACGACTAATTCCGCTTACGCCGCTTCAGCCTATCCGGCTGATAATGATTTTATAGAAATATCCGCCACGATAAATTCCACTCCGTCCGAGGTTACTTTTAAAGTAGTCAAGACCAACGCTACCGCTTCTCTTTCCTGGGATGATTTAAGGGTAATCGGGCCGGTACGGGACAAAATCTATATCGGCGACCTGGGGCTGGAACAGCACACCCCGATGGAAATAACCTATTCTTCTGATTCAAATATTTACAGAGAGCCGTGGCTTCCTTTAAGAAACTGGGATACGGATGCGCAGGGGTGGCTGTTCTTAAAGAGCTTCCCCTCCGATTACAGATTGAGAATACGGGGAATCGGATGCCTGGACTTCAAGGCTTCCGGCGTAGTTTCAAATGCCTGGACAGCTACGGTAAATATAAACGAGCCTCAAATTCAAATCCTGGTAGCCAATGCCGCTACTTATCTATGCGGACAAATGACCATGCCGACTGAAACTTCCGGCGTAAGCGATAAATGGAAGGAATCTAAAAAGGAATGGCAGGAGGAACTTGCTTCCAGAATAGGCAAGTTTGGAATGAAAACACCCGATGCTTTGACACAGTGGTATGACTAGAGCAACGCACGACCACCAGATAACGATTAACGGCGATACCAAAGGGCTGGATTTAATGAAACAGCCCGATGGTACGAGCATGTATTCCATCATAGAGGAAATACCAGAGTACAGGAATCCCTTAAAATACATTCAAAACAACTGGATAGGCGGACACGGACAGAGGGAATTTTCATCGGACTACCCGGAAGATTTATCCGATAAATTCTATGAAGGGCAGTCTATTGATACCACGCAAGACGGCAAGGTTTTCCTGGGGCCGGAAATCATAGAGGTAAAGAAATCAGACACTACTAATATCGGTGCGCCTACCTGCTTTGAATGGTATCCGGCTGTTAGTAACTGGTACGCCGCTTCCAACGCATCTATCTACGTTTACGATGCGGCTAACGTCAACTTCGTAGCGGTCAATACCACCGTTACCAATGTCTGCGATTTAAAAGTATTCGGGCTTGAAATGTTTGCCGCCAGAGGTTCTAATGCGAGTTACTATTATACCGCTAACGGGAATGTCTGGACGGCTTCGGGTTTAACTGATAACCTGGCAGAGAAATTCAGAGTCGCCCCTAATCCCGCAGGAACGGCGGATATATTTTGGAAAACCAAGAAGCCAAATGAAATAGCCTCCACGACCAATGCCGTCTCGACTCAATGGACTTCACCGGCTTATGTGGGGGACACCGCAAATAACATCACGGGGATTATGCTGGTCAACGATAATCTCCTGATAGGCAAAGAGGACGGGCTTTTCCATTACGATTCAAGTGGCGGGATGCATCCGTTAATGCCCGATTTAAAATGGCTGCGTTCCGTTAATAACTTCAAGTATACTACGGACTGGCAGACAGGACTTTACTTCTCGCTGGACAGAAGCATGGGAGAAATCACATCCTACAATTCCTATGAGCCGATGGGGCCTTTGATGATAGACGACATCGGGAAAATAGGCGATATCGTGGGGCTTACTTCAGATAAAGACTGGATATACGCCGCCGTAGATGAAGGCACGAATACCATTATCTATAAATGCAGGGAAATCAGGGACGATGAAGGCTTAAGATGGCAATACCATCCCTTCGTGTTCCTGGGGACTAACGCCTGCCAGTCTATCGCCGTCTGCCAGCACTCGGCTACCGACCGGAGGCTATGGTTTGGATATGGTAACAATGCGGCTTACGTCAGGTTAAGCGATAACCCCTTGGCGGACACCAATTACCGTTACTGCGCTTCAGGGTTCGTAAGGATGAGCTATGACAACGGCACGGAGAACTACTTTAACAAGCTCTGGCACTCTGTTATTACCCAGACGGATTCCTGCACGGTTAACAGAACGGCGACTATCAAATACCGCAAGGACACGGAAACGACCGCTAACGCCTGCACCAACGCTATTACCGCTAACGGGATGATTAAGACCGACTTCATCTCAACCTTAAACTGCAACCGGATTCAATATGAAATAGCCTTAGCTTCCGCCGTTAACACCGCTTCTCCGGTTTTGACTTACTTTGAAGCGAGAGGGCAGGAGAGGCCGGAATATGTCAGAATCCATGAAGCCGTCTATCAGATAGGGGATGAGCCGAGCAGAAGGACAAGCACGATACGGGACTTCCTTAGAAACGGAAGGACGGCGAACACCCTCATAAAGTTAGCTGATTTAAGATACGGTGAAACTACGGATTCAGGATATAAATACTGCGTCATGGAAGCGGGATACCCGCAGGAAATAGAGATTGTCCAGACTAAAGGCTCTGCGCCGGAGATGGGTATAAAAGTAAGAATGAAGGAGATTGATTATACATGAAACTAGTACCAAAGAGAAAACTGATTGACGGCTCGGATTCCACCGATACGGCAAAGGCTATCGCACAGGCAACCACGCAGATAGCAAGCGACCAGATAGCGGCGTGCGCAGTTACAACCAAGAAAATAAACGATAACGCTATCACTGAAGCCAAGATGGCGGCGCTGTCCATTAACATCGGGCAGATAATCAACGGGGCAGTAACGAATGTTAAAATCGCAGATGAAGCGGTTGAGACTGCCAAGATTGCTACGGCTGCTATAGTGAATACTTTAATAGCTAATGATGCAATAGAGACAGGACATCTTTTAGCTAATGCTGTAACTACTGCTAAAATAGCTGCTGGCGCAATTCTTACAGGGCAAATAGCCGCCAATGCAATAGAAGCCGGACAAATAGCTGTTAATGCCGTAACCGCTAATTGTATTAATGTAACTTCTTTAAGTGCTATCTCTGCCAATATTGGAGATGTAACCGCAGGTAATATAAGCGGTGTAAATATTTACCAAGCTAGTAATAATGTAATAATAAACTCAAATGGACTTTCATTGGTTGGTAATATAACAAGATTTGAATTTACTACTGGGAATTTAATGGGGTTGATATTTACAACTAATACTTATTTTGCAATACAATCTCCTGTAGATAATATTGATTTTAGGGTTCCTATTAATAAAGCTATTGTTATTAACTCTGGAATAGGAATTTTGCCTGGTGTTTCAAATGGTTATTTTCTTGGAAATACATCATTCCAATGGTCTGATGTACATGCGGTGAATATATGGGCTACCAATCTGCCCAATAAGAACGGCATTATCAACGGGGACTTCAGGGTAGCGCAGAGAGGCACTTCCTTTACCTCCACTACTACTCCCCCCAACTCCGATGATACTTACTTACTTGACAGGTGGATATTGCTTTCAGACGGCAACGATATTGTTGACGTATCTCAAACAGTAAGGGCTACCCCTAACGGCTCATACGCCGAGATGAAAGCGGAAGTAGAAACCGCCAATAAGCAATTCGGTTTCCTGACCATCTTGGAAGCAAAGGACTCCGCCCGGTTTATCGGTAAGACGGTATCTCTCTCTTTCAAGGCTCGCATGGCGGCGGCGGATGATAACACCCACTCTTTAAAAGCCGCCATACTTTCATGGAACTCAACGGC